CGATCCATTTCATTTTTGTAGGCAACCAGTTCACTAAGTTTTGTCATATCACCACTCGAATAAACTTTGAAAAGTGTTTTCAGTATTGGTAGCAGATTTTAAATCCCAATCCAGCACACTCAGCAGGTTATCTAGCTTTTGATCCACCACAGTCTGTTCCATATCTGCATCATCAAACGGAAGTTCTTTGAACCACTCGGGTAAATGTATTTCATCTGTGGGATATCCAATACTGGTCCAGCCAAGTGGATTGCTTTTTAATTTACACACAATGGTTTTCATACCGTCAACAATTTGTAGGCTATACTTGTCTGAATTCATGCGGCGAAGATTGTTCCAGTTAATGGCAGCACGCACATGCCCAGGCATGTTGGCTTTGCCCAAGCGTTCTTCTTCCTTGGTGTACTTGGTCAAGTTGTTGACACGCTTGGGACTACCTTTTTCCCAACCCGGACGCTCTTTGAATCGGTATTTGAACTCGCGAATTTTTTCTACTATTTGATCACGAGTAGCACCGGTCAGGACATCATTCAAAATCTCACTTAGAAATTCTTGAATTACCTTGGGTGTGTCAGACCGTTTGAGATCTAATCCCATGGCTTTTACCTTGCCAGGTGACCCGTGTGTGTCTACACGCTTGTTCTCTTTGTCGTAGTATAAGACAGCATAACGCTTCTTGGTAATGAACAGGCCCTTGCTGGCTACAATTTCACGACCACCTCGTATTACACTGCCCATTTCTCTTGGACAATGAAAGGCCTGCTCCATAAAGCCGGGAAAACTCGCATTGACTTGGTCGGCAATCGAATTATACAACTGAACCGCAGTTTCCTTGCTCCAGGTCATGCGACCTGCTTCAATTTCATCTTTGAGTACTGGATAGGCAGTGAAATAGCAACTATCAGTATTATGAACCAGTATATCATTTGCAAAGAAAAACGGATCTTGGTTATCAATGCTTATGTCATATACATAATCGTCAATTTCTCCGAGACATTCAACTGACTTTACTCTTACTCGTTCAATAACCATTTACATGCCTCTTGTATAATTAATTCTTTGTTTTGTTTATACTCTGACCAAACAAATAACTAAGTCAGAGTCTTTTATATCGGTTGGTTTAATTTCAAGTAAGAATCCATCACGATCAACCATGATACTATGATCTTCTGTAACTTTGACCCTCTTTCCATTTTCCAATTCGATTTGGTATATTTTTTTCTTTGTTTTATGGCGCATCACATATGAGATCTCACTCATGACCGGAAAATCTTCAAACGCATTGAATCCAACTACTTTCGTAAATGAGTGAGTTGCATATTCTTTGTTGTCAATAATACTATGGTTGATGCATTGAGAAAACAATTCCTCGATAGTTATTTCGCCATCACTAGTTTTTATTAAGGTGTCGCCGGTTACACTGTCGCCATAGATAATGGATTCGCCCACATGATCATACTGGCCGGTAATGCATTCGTTTACATAAGCATCCATGTGCCGGGCAATTGCACGACCAGTAAGAGTTGTGGACTGACCAATGCGCTTATCAAAGAAACGGCAACCAGGATTAAGAATAGCACCATAGAGACTGTTGAGGTTAATTTTTTTAACCAGTTGACGCTTGTCCCAATACTCTTCATCTTCCGCATTCGTACACTCCTTTAATCGAGCCTGCATTTCTTTACGCTCGGCATACCAGCGTTTTAACAACCCAGGGATAACTGCTTCTCGTTCATAGGTAAAGATAGTGCCATTGGCACTAAGCATCCAGGGTTGATTTGAATCAAATACAATTTTCCATACTTCGGCAGCACTATGCACTGACTCTTCGCCATCTTGCCAGTCAATGGTAATTTCTGTACCGGACTGCATTTCCATGACTGCGGTATATTCCAAAGTGGCAAACAGACCTTCCCATGCGGCAGCAAAACTTGACCCCGACCGCATCTTGTCGGCAATGTAGCGATCAGTCATTACGGGCCTTAACTGCCCCATAATGGTTTCGGGTCCCATGTTCAGGGCACGAATAGCACTGGGGTACAATGAGTTAATGTCGATTGATCCAACATATTCATGTATGCCTTTGCGTGGATAGGCCACATAAGCACCTGCGGCCTGGGTATCCTCATCAGAATAGCGTTCCTTACGATTAGGCACAACCATGCCACGCTCGTGTGCTTCATTGATAATGGCCTGTTCTGTCACAGCCACAGCACCCATGGTGGTCTGTAGTAGCACTGTGTTTTCGTGTGCCAAGGTGTTGGCCAGATCTAAGAACTTTAGTTTACGATCCAGTTTGGCCAAAATCATGGTGTCTTGACGATTGTATTCAATAAATGTTTTAAAGTTTTGATTGTACAGTTGATCCAGGGTACCTTCAAACACGGTTTTAGTTTCTTGTAATTCATACTCAGCAATGGCATCTAGGCTATAACTGTGTCGTTCTTCGTAGGTGTACTTGCGATACAGTTGCATATAGTCCATATGCACACGACCAATCAGGTCATAAGTTTCGTTTTCTGCACCAAAGCGTTCAAAGGTGCGCTTTTTAGGATACTGATTCCACAAGCAGAATCTGCGTGTGTCATCCTTGCTGAGAACTCTAGTAACACGATTGATAGTGTAGGGTATATCAAAACCTTCCGAATTCCAACCCGAAAGCGCATCGGCATCTTCAATAAGATCTAAAAATGTTTTGAGTAGTTCTTCTTCGTTATCGAAAATAATACAGTTTTCAAATTCACTGGCAATCTCTTGTGCAGTTTCCTTGCTCATGTGCTTGGGTGGTAACACGAGTGTGACCATTTGGTCAAGCCATTGCAAGTAAACTGATATAGCAGTAATGGCATTAAATGGGTCAGCAGGAGGACTAAACCCACGCTCGGGATCAAAGTCTACTTCGATGTCAAAGAACGCTACATTTAACTTAGGACCGTCTTGTCCTTTGTAGTTGTCCTCTAAACAACGGAATACAGGGTTGATATCAGACTCAAATAACTTTTTACCAGACTGTATTCTAAGTTCTTTTCGAAACTCTTTGTTGTTGCGTGAGCTGAACCTCGACACCGGTGTGCCAAATATGCTTTGAAATTTACCACGAGGGTCTTCGTAATAAAAAATGAAGTTGGCCGGATATTCCTGATAACGGCGTTCGCCATCTCTCCGCTCAACTACATGTATGCGATCGTGTTCACGATCAAATAAGGCGTCAATATACATTATTCTCCTGTGGTTTATGGCCCACTGACCTTGATTCATGTTCGTATCGTGAACGACTCGTGCTACAGTTCAACTTCAATTTTTATTGGCGTATAATTTGTTAACCAACTACATTCTTTCCACGACTTGTTGTTGTTGAGTTCATGATATTTACTATGTCTGTTGACCCGGTCATATAAAACTACATCTTGTTCATAGAAATAAGTAAGCGTTCCAGTTAAAGCATTGTCGTCTCTGATTTGTTGGATTTTTCCAAAAGTATTTTTTCTTCTGGACGACTAGAATTTAATCGTGGAATACGGTCTATATCTACACCATGTTGATTTAAAAATTTTAAAGTAATGTAATCACTGGTGTATATATGATGATCCAACAAGATCCAATCGATTTTATATAACTTGTCACCAAACGCCGTGGCCAACGGATATGAATGTAAATCAAATACTGCGGTGCCCAATAACTTTAAAAAATTATTATTATCAAGCAACTCACCGAGATTGTATTTTAATATACACTCGGTGATACCTTTTAAATGCCTGGTGTAGGGATGTAGCAAATGTGCAAACACATGATCGGCAGTCCAGTCTATTTCGTCAGTCTGGATCTCTTGCCAGGATAATATATCTCTAAACAAGTGAATGTAGGATGTACTGGCATGTTTAGTAATAGGTATGTAAACCAGATGGTTAAATTTATATGCTTCCATTTGCTTTAATTTATTTTCCTGTTAACATTTCTATTTGTTGGGTTACTTTTTCAAGCCTAGCTGGCCAATTTTGTTTTAGTTCAAATAAAATATTTCTATTTTTCTCAGCTCGTTTTTCAAAATCCAATAACACTTCATCACTGTACTCAAAGGTTTTAAAATTTTCTAAGATTGATAAGATTTTTAATTGTCTTTTGATAGGATTTTCAATATAATCGTAATTATGATCAACAAGATCATCATACAAATCAAATCCTAAATTTTTCAATATATTAACGGAACCGATACCAGAAAATAATAACATAGGGCGAGGCAATTGTAAAGCTCTGAATACTTTCTCGCTGAATGCTATAGCCTCACGATCATAGTAAGTTTCCAATACCAAACTAATTTTGGTGTCAACTACGGTTTGATCCAAATCTTTGTCAAAATTACGATACGGAACTTGATTTTTTAAAATTTCGTGCTCGGGTAAAAATTCGTCCAGCCCTTTATCAAAAATCCACTGAAATAATTTTTGTTTTTCCTCTACAGTGTTCCAATTTTTATCATATCCGGCATTTTCTCTATAGTCTAATAGAAAAGACACAGCTCCGTAATTTAACAATCCTCGTCGATATAATTCATAAAACCACATCTGTCTTAGAAATCCAGTGCGATGTATAAAACAATTAAAAAGTTTTGTTGGAATAGTATTTTGATATTCAGGACAGTAGCTGAAAGATCCCCAAAATTCAGGAGATAAATTTATGTAATCGCCTTTTAAAATGTTATCAGTAATGACAATTTCATAATTTTTATAATTATTTGGTACAGCATCAACTAAGGTAATTAAGGTTTTTGTATTTTTAGAAATGCGACTTTTTAAATAACTCAAAGTTTGTGCTTCAAACTGACGACAACCGCTTTTAATCCATATTTGATCGGCATAAGTGGTGATTGTCATAGTTTATGAATATGCATGCAACTGAATACTGGCGCCATTATTAAAGTGTTTTGCCCACAGTGGTCAAAATTGTTTCCAACAGCTCATGATCCTGTTGTTCACGACCAAATTCAGCTTTGTGCGCTAGCTTGATAGCTTTCTTGAGCACATTGGGTTTGATATCTAATTCTTCAGCAATGGCTTTAACAGTATCGTTAAGTCCGCCTTGTAAAGTTTCAATTTCCAAAGTAACCTGCATACCTTCGTTGATTACTTGTGTAAGTTTGGCCTGCTCGGCTGTGTTAAAAGTTCTGTTGTTAGACATCTATTTCTCCTGAGTAAGTTTTACTAGTATACACTATTATTTTGTAAAGTCAACGATGTTTTGGTAAAGTTACTTTTTGGGATTCCGGTAGCGAATCGGATGACCCAGGGTAGTAACCACCCAGCCTCGCAACTAGTGCGGTCCTAAGGCTATTCT